TATCTACACGCTGATTTGTGCCTTGTTGGATGTTTTGAACAATACCTTTACCAACACCTAAAAATGGTGCAGCAGCCCCCGTTACCATAGTTGCAGGTACTTCATACAATGATTTAACATAATCCATCATTGTGCGTTTTTGCTCAATTACAGGTGGATTTGGTACTTGACCAGCAACAGTTGGCACATCAGAAGTAATGATGTTTCCACCAACATTTTGCAAATAAAGTTGTGGGTCAAACCCTTTTGCTACAGATGTAACAGGAGTTTGTGATGCTTTGGTTGCAAGATATTTTTGGGTGTCAAAAGCCATTATTCAATTCCCAATACTTTTTTAATTGCAGGGGTATCTTTATGGTTAGGATTTTTTCTTACAAAATCAAACGCTGATTGGTCTTGTGGGTTTAAAGTTTTTCTAAATTCTTGTGGGCTGTAACTTGATTTTTCACCAGTTACCGCTCTACCAATATCTTGAGCTACTGTTGGCAAATAAGGGTTATATCTTCTATTTACAGGGCCAGCAATGTCAATGCTATCCCAATCACCATTAGGGTAGTATTTTTTATTAAGTTCAATCATTGTTTGAACGGCTGCAATTCTTGTAGCGATTGGTTTATTAGCATTTCCTACATCACCTGCTGCTGTACGATAAGACGCTGTATCTTTATCAGATTGTGGGCCTTCAAAACGAGGTACTTGTGCAGTTAAACGCTCTCCTAATATTTTAAGAGTTGCGTCTGCTTGTGATGCCTTGCCACCAAACCCAACAAATTCTCCAACAGTTGTAGCTACATTTTGCAAACCGCCTGAACTTGGTTGATTTGAACTTAAAGTGTCAGCCACAGTACTTAAAAGACCAAACGAATCTTTAGCATTACTAATATTAGTTCTTAATTTTTTGTTAAATTCAACTTGTGCAGCCCTATTGTCTGCGGGTGACATTGATGGGTCATACTCATATTTTGGTAATGTTGCTGGTGTAAATTTAGCATCTGCACTTGCAACAGGTAACATAGTTTGACCTGCCTGACCACCACCTTGTGGCATACCGCCTTGAACTGGTAACATTGTGCCGCCTTGTGGCATATTGCTTTGTTGTCCACCAATACTTAAATTAACACCAATACCTTTATCAGCCAATTCTGCTGTTCTAATCCGAATGTTTGCTTGCTCGTAAGGAGTCATTTCAGGTTTAACACCGCCCACTCTAAATGAACCTATTGGGTCTGAAGAATTTTCGTCATAAACACCTTGACGAACTTTTCCTGTTTTTTCGTCTGTGTATTCAGCTTTTACCCATTTAGGCTTTTTAAACATTTCCTCAGTTGCAAATCGTTGCAATACTGGGTTGTAAGCAGTAGAACCAAATAAATTAGCAGCTTGTGGGTTAGGTGCTACAGCCGCTACAGGTTCTACTTTTCTATATTGAGATGTAAGTTCGCCTTGTGGCCCAATCATATCGGGGGTTGTTTGCATGGTCAACTTATTGTCAGGGCCGTAAATACCGCCTTCAATAGCTTCTTTGCCACGCAACAAGGTTTGATATTGTTGTGCTTCGTTAGCGTATTGTTGACGCAACGCTTTAGCCATTTCTAACGCTTGTATATCGCCTTTTTCTGCTAATTTAGAACCCATGTAACTTTGGAACATTGGGGCTGCGTATTGAAAGAAACTAGGTGCAACATAACGCCCACTTACCATTTGACCTGACGGCATAGATTGACCCTGTTGCATTAGCAACTGAGCCATCTGCTGTTGGCGGTTTAACGCCTGTTGTTGCTGTAGGATTTCGGGTGGTAAATTACCGCCTAAATTAAGCATCTGTTGAGCCATATTAGTAGTCCATATCGCTTTGAATGTTCATAGGATTCATGCTGGCAGAATAGTAGTTTTGTGCGGGTCTTTGATTAAATGCAGACATTTCAGCGTTTGCAGCATTAATATTTTTTTGGTCTTGACCTTTGCGTAGCATCATAGCCATAGCTAATGGATTCATACCGCCTTGTGCTGTACGCCCTGCATCTTGTGTTAACCCTTGAGCCTGTTGCATAGCCATATTTTGCATAGCTTGTTGATTTGCAATGTTTTGCATATATGGGGATAGCCCACCTAAATCTTGGGTTTGGGGCATCTGTTGAATGTAGGGGTTGTACATATTCATGGTAATAGTCCGTAATCTACGACTTTATAGCCGTCATCTAAGGTCTTAACTGCATATGGGAATACTTGTTCTACTTCTTGTGCCATTACGCCTACATGGACACCATCGCCTGCTAATGGGTGCGATTTAACTTCATCTTTGTATTCAAAGCTATAAAGTGTCAAGCCGTTATCCATTACACCAATGGCTTTGATGTTTTCTTTTACACGAATGTCAGACATTAATGCTGCACCGCCTAAACTAAATAAACCTTGATTAAGGTTAGCTTGGGCGGCTTGTTTGGCGTTAAAGTCACCCATTGCAGCGTTATATTGCATACCTGTTGCACCTAATATATCAGGGCCTGCGGTAGTGGCTTGTTGAGCAGAATTAACAAATTGTGGGCCTTGTACCTGTGCTCCTGTACGCACCGCAGAAAGGGTGTTTAATGGCTCATTTCTAAGATAGGCTTGCTCTTGCAATGCAGTTTGACGGGCTTGCTGACCAACACCAAAGCCTTGTGTTGTGGCGGCAGCTAATAAGTCATTTTCACGCCTTGCTTGAGCCAACATTGCTCTTTGATAGGCTTCTGAACCAATATCAATTCCACGATTAGCTAAGTCTTGATTTAAGCGGTCACGACTTTCCTGAATCTGTGGTTGTAGCCGTTGCATATACGCATCTTGATAGCTTTGGCTAGGATTAAACCCTGTAGTCGGTAATTTGCTGACATCAAACGGGGTTTCAAGCATATTTTGTACATAGCCCAAACCTTTTTCAGACAGTTGACCTAAACCAACACTAGCTTTATTTTGATAATCAAGCAGTTGTTGTTGGGATGGGCTTAATGCTTGTGTAGCAGTCCAAGTAGGATTGCCGTAGGGGTCAGCACCAGTAACTTCGTACTTTAAAGTGCCATATGGTGTAATTTGATTAACACGATTAGCGGCAGTTGCAACACGAGCCGCATCAATATTGCCAGCAGCCGTTTCTTGTGCAGCACCCCTGTAATCAGGTGCGGCAGGTGCACTCGGAGGAGGCCCTAATCCTAAAAATCCACCACCACCCATACTATTCTCCCTTGTTTAAAGAGCATCGGATGTTAAGAAACCGACACTCCTCTTTTCTCATAGCCATAATTACCAAATCACCACTCATGTGGGCATCAGGTATTTCAGCTACAACCTTAAAGCCCAAATGTCGGTTTAACTTTAGGGCTTCTGTGTTATCAGCACAGATTTGCCCTAGTATAACGCTAACTCCTAGTTTATTAAAGGGGTAATCAAATACCGCCCATATAAAATCTTTACTAGCCCAGTTCTCACCAACGCTACCAATATGAATCTCACAAGCCTTTGGCATAAAGTTGGTATATCCTGCCACCGCTACCAAATTGCCGTCTTTTAACTGCCCAATACATTGGGTGGTTTCAGGCAAGGGAAAATTGAGGATTCTGACTAGCCATTCCCCCAAATAGCGTTGATTTTCAGTAGTAACAGTCCTCACAGTACCCCGCCACGCTCCATTACAAAGTCGGTTGATGCCCAATGAAACTCAATACCTTGCGATGCCACATTCAGGCTAATTGAACCTGCATAGCCTATTCCTGTCACGCCTTGCCATGTTTTTGTAACCACTAAACCACCGCCCCAGTTGGCGTTATCCCATGTATCTAAGTCCCATTCACCAGTTTGTAAGATGGCGGGGTTAAAGGATATTTGACTAGTAAGTTCTACAGTATCAAAATCGGTGCTTAGACCGCATAAAACAGTCGGTAAGCCATTATCGGTCTGTAGGATAGGGCGTACCATAGTAAAGCGTTTTTGTTGCCCTCTAGACTCAAAATACGAGTAGGCTTGCTGTACAAAGCCTTTAATATTCGTACCTGCATCGGCAAAAGTATCGTAAAACTTGCCTACAAAGCCCGTAGCCCCAAAATACATATCGTCACCGCTAGATTCCCAGCAGTTTGCGTTGACATTGGTAAATCTTCCCCATGACTTTGTAATATTGTGCATTACATACTGTTCAGAACCCCCTGTTACGGGAATATTGACGATAAGCATATTAACTTTAGCAAAGTAACTTATCTGCCAGCCATAGTTATTAGCGTAATTGTCAGCCGCTTGACTAATAGCGTAGAAAATCTTATCGGTAATGTTGACACGGGGGTCTAGGCGGGTGGATTGTAGTCCTGCCGATAGGGGTACAAGACCATCTTCGGTCAAAAGTAGGATGTCACCACCATATTTAAACACGCATTTACGGGCAAAAGTCTGTCCGATGTTCCAAATACCTACCAACGCCCAATCTGTAGGGTCAGATGGGTCAGAACCCTTGTAAACAGCGACTTCCCCGTTACTTGTAACAAACACGGCTAAGTCATCTACCCCGTAGCCAGCGTCAATAGTCCAAGTTCCCATTGCTTGTAGGTAACCACCTCGTTTAAAGATGCCACCAAGAGGGAATTCGCTTACTGCCCCGTTAATACTGTCAACAGGCAAGTACCAAAAGCTCAAACTATTCTTTTGTACAAAGTAAAGACGCTCTTTAAACAGGTTTACATAGGCAAAATTAGTAGAATTTAGCCCTGTAATAAAGTAATTAATCGTATAAGTACCTACTGTGCTCGCATTACCGCTTGGGGCAGTCGCCATCGTATAAGTGAGGGTCGAGCCACCCGTTACAGTAATGCGAAAAGTTCCGTTAAACTCGGCAGGTATTGCTCCTGCGACTGTTATGGTGTTACCTGTAACAAGATTGTGGGCACTTGCAGTCGTTAGGGTGGCTGTTAGGTTACCCGTTCCACCCCTAGTAATGGTCGAAATAGTCTGAGCCGTTGATGTTGTAGCCGACCTAGACCACCTAGTACCATCATAAACGACCATCGGGTCAACCCCGTTGACAGCAGGCATAAAAGACCCACCCGCGGTCGTAATCATGGAATGAATCCACTTACCATCGGTGTTTCCTGTAAGACTAGAGGTAGCCGTAGAGGTACTGGCATCATAAATAATCGTAGCTGTAGCAGCAAACAACTTGGTAGTTGTTGGGCTACTGTAATTCATTAGCGATAAAACCGCCCCAGCTATACCTGTTGAATACTTTGAATAACCTTTTCTAAGGGTCACATCCGTAGGCGTAGGAAAGAAGTTGACCATCTGAACCGCATCCAAGGGGTTCATTTCAGCCAAAGAATCCCTAGCGTTCCACCCACCAATAGGGGATGGCAGAGAAGCTGTAACTGCTCGTCTTTGTTGAGCTACCGCCATTATGTTCCGTAGCCTGAATCAGGGATGTTAGCGTAACCAATTAAGACTTTGCTTGGGTATGGTGCAAACGATAAGGTAGCAGAACCTTTGTCGTTGGCTTTAGCAACATTTAAATAACGGAAATAATCAGCTTGTAGGGCAGTAGTATCAAACCCTTTGATTTGGAAATACTTAAGTTTTGTACCTAAAACCAAGACTGTATCGTCAAATATGGTTGTATCAGTATCTAAAGTAAAGCTGTTTTTAACTGCACCAGCAGCACTTCTAGCCCAACCTTTTGAGCGGTATTCAAAGCCTAAATACTCTTGTGTGTTATATGGTGGCCAAATTTGGAACTTATCGCCTAGAATACGCCACCTAATGCGTGGGCCTGTCGAGATATAACCCGACTTAAGCCATTGCCATTGTTGGGCATCTTCAGGGCCAAGCATCTGCCAATGCTTTGTTTTGTCCCAATGCGTATTATCCGTAATGGTTTCAAAGTCATTGGGTAAGGGGTACTTAGTCTGCGAAAAGGTAAAAGTCACGCTAGTATATGTACCACTAGCAAACTGGCTCATTACAATAGTAGATAAGCCTGTGCCTGAGTTGTAAGTTACGCTTGACACATAGGTATCTTGGTTAATGCCTGTGCCTGTAATCGTAAAGTTACTCGTTAAGGCTGTAGCGTCACCTGTAACAATAATGTTATAACTGGCGTTGCTAACTGTACTGCCTGTAAAGGTTTGTGCATCGGTATAAAACCGATACTCCAACTGTAGAGCTTGCCAATCATATTCTTTTACCAAGTCATAGCCTTGACGATTCATTAGGGCTAGAACCTGTTGGACATCCTGATTAGTATTACCCGCCACATAGGTAGGAATAGCAAGGTTTAGCTCGCTAGTGGTCTGCTGAACAAGTTGGAGCATCGTTGATGACATATTAGACTTTCTCTACGACCTTTGGTTTACGAGTTTTTTTCTCACCAACTGCCGCAAGTACAGCCGCCATTTGTTCTTGCATTAGGGCGAGCTTCGCATCAGTTTCAGCCTTTATTTTAGCAGTTTCCTCATCTTTTTTGGCAAGTTCTTGCTTTAACTTATTAATTTCCTCATCCCGTTTACTAGCGTCTGCAGTTTCGGAAGCAAGGTTTAAATAGCTTTTAGCCTTGTCCCTAAATGTATGTGGTTGCATACCCGCAATCATTCCAATACGCTGTAACTGGTAATCTGAAGCATTAGCAATAGATTCGACTGTATAAAACTTGATACCTTTTAACTCTTGGGCTTGAGATTGGGTAATCAAAGTCCATTGTTCTAAAGGTGTGCCCATTATGTCGCTACTAGAGTCTTGACTAGCTTGATATTGAAGCCATTGCTTTGGAAAGCGTTGTTTATGGCTATCTCGTGCAAAAGTGTCAATTTCAGTTAGGTTATCCCCAGCAACCATAATGCGTACAAAGTCAAAGTCTTTAAATATGGGTCTGCCAGCTTCGCTTGATTCGTGTTCTAGTTGAACGGCTCGCTTGTAAAACTTAACTGCCAAGCGTGAATCTGCGTCTTGGTTATCGCTATCTATTGCCATGTAATAAT